CTACCTCGCCGCCTGCACCAAGCGCCGCCGCCGTTATTGCACGATCTTCTACTTCCCCGAGGGTTGGGTCTGCCCCCAGCCCCTTCATAAGCAAGTCCTGCGCGCCGCTGAGAAGCCCGCTCTTCCCACCAATCACGGGCAATTGCTTCGCAGTATCCAAGACACCACGCCCAATCTTCCCCGCAGCGAATTTACTAAACTGTGCAGCTTGAGATACGCCTTGGGCAACGTCCTCCTTACTCATGCCGGGCTGGTTAAGGTAGTATTCCTCATTCCTGTAATTGACAATTGTGTTGCCGAATTTGTCCTTGTAGGTGTCCGAGCCGGGGAGCGTGTTTTTTACAACGTCACCAATGGAATCGTCGTCAACGGAAATAGCCATGGCTGCGGCAATGCGGGCCTTCGCAGCCGTGCCAATGTCCTTAACATCCATGAAGGACGGCAAGTCTCGCTCCTTCTGCCCTTCATAAGCGTCTGCGACTGCCGATCCAAACTTCTTTGCGCCGCCTATCCCCTTGTCAACATAGGACATCGCCTGATCCATCAGGGACGGCGGAAGGCCACCAGCGTCGTTGGGATCGGTGTTGAAGCCGGGATCAGCCGTTTCCGGGGTCTTCGTCCAATACGCCTTCAATTCCGGCGTTTCGTTTAGCATCTTCTCCATCACCGCCCCGGCCTGATCTTCCGGCGTGTCGTCGGGGATTCTAAACGTCACTATATTCCCGTCGGGCAAGCGGTAATCAGCTTCTGCCATTGGTTTGCTCCATTTTAATTACCCCTGCGCAGTGAGCCTGGGACATAGCCTGTCCCGCCAGCCGGGGTGTTACTAGCCCCTCCTGTCCGGGACGGGAAAAGGGGAAGTTTGCGGCGGGAACGAGATAAATTCACCTTAGTCCTTGCATCCGCCATCACGTCCTTCATCTGAGCCATAATAACCTCCGGGTTGCCTTCGCCCAGACCAACTCGCTTTCCGTTAAACTCGAAATCTTCATTTGTTATCCTGTCGCCTGCGGAGGCGGATTTTGCGGCCAGATATGTCATGTAGATAAGCGACCCGTAGACGCGCCTGTTTGTTATTGCTATTTTCTCAAGGCCCGGAAATGTTTTTGTCCAGTCCTTCGAGAGCATTTTCATTTCTTCATCATTCCCGCTGCCTCTGGCGACAGCCTCGGCTTGTGCTCGGATGCTGTCGGCGGAAGATGCGAGCGCCCCCGCCCAGCCACCGACAAACCCGTCAGAGGTAACTAGGCCGGACACCCGATCATAAATCTGCTCCATTACAACAAAGTTTTCATCGCCAGCAAGATCCATTCTGCCTTGGACACCAAACTCATTGGGCCTGCCAACTTCCTGACGGGTAGGAGCGGGAAGCCAGCCCGCCTTAGCCATCTGATCCAACTCGTCCTGTTGCGTGTTTTGATCCACCGTTTTGGTGTGGCCGCTCGGGCTTATCCACACCTGTGCCGCGTATGCGCCGCGCTTGTCTGGCTTCAGATCAAGCGCACGCTGCCGCTGGAGCGCATCCTGCTTTGCCTGTAGCTCCGCGTATTTTGCAAGTTTGGGGCTCGCCCCGAGCAACACAGGCGAAAGCGGCGCGCGCTGTGCGGGATATCCTGGGATTTGTCCGGCGCTAAGGAGGCCGGGGGGCTGTTGAGCAAGGAGCGACGGGGCGGCTGTTTGCTGGGGCAAACTGGTGGCAGAGTCATTACCGGCTCTCGGCCCCATCATCTCCGGAGAGACTGGCCCTTGTGGGCCCCTTTGGCTTGCGAGATAATTCTCATAAATAGACGCGTCCCGCTGCTTCTCTTTTATTTCCTCTTCAGCCAGTTTTGCCGCAAGCTCCTGCGCGCTGATCTGCCCCTTCATATGTTGCTGCTTCAGCGCATTCATACCGGCCTGCTTCTGCTGCTGGGCGAATTGCTGTAGTCCAGCGCCAAGGGTGCGCCTTGAATAGCCGGGATCAGTCGTCGGTGCCCCCGCTGCCAAAAGCATACCGCCAAGCCCCAGCATGTTGCTGCTGAAGTTTTCGTCGTCGAAAAGTCCCGCCATGTCTATCCCCTATGCAAACAGGCCAAGGAGGCCACCAAGTCCGGCACCAATGCCAGATATGGCACCGCTACTCAGTCCGCCGAAGCCGCTTTCACCACCGATGCCCCGCCCTATACTAGCGCCAATACCTGCTCCCCCAAGCCCGCTGAGAAGGCTGTTGGACGTGAGGGGTGTCGTTGTCGTCTGTGTCCCGCCGTACTGGCCTGAGATATTTCTCATATAGTCATTGATCCGGCTGGACGGCTCCTGCTGGCCGAAGTTAAAGCGGGCGATCTGATCCGCCATCTGCTGCTGGGCAAGGCCCTCACGCTGCCCACCAACCTGCCCCAGCATCGCCAGATCAGCGTAGTCCTGTCCCGCCTGTCCGGGGGCCATCTGTGCCGCCTGCATCTGCCTTCCTCTTTCATTTTCGTAATTCTGGAAAGCGAGGGGAGCGACGGCGTTGGACATCTGCTTGGCAAGCTCTGAGTAATGCGCTCCGGAAGCCCCTCTACCAGAGGCCGCGAAGGACGAGTCGAGGCCGGGCTGGATGGCCGACTGCGCTGCACTGGCGACATTCTGGAGATATGGATTCATCCCACCCATACCCGAAACCCCGCCATATGGCCCCGGCGTCGCCGCTGGCCCTGAAGGCTGGTATCCCGGCTGTGGCTGTGGCGGATTCTGTGGAAGCTGTGCAGGCGCACCAGAGGCCCCGGCGAAGTTGGGCTGCGTATAAGCGCCACCAAGCGTGCTGGCCAACTGGTTGCTCGCAAGGTTGTTGAGATACGAGCCTTGCTGGGCCCGCTGCTCTGTGCCCTGAAGGGCCGCTTCTGTCTGGTTTGAGAAGGGTACAACCGTCGAGCCGGGGAAGAATTGCTGCGGACGGTTGAGGATATCGTCCTGCGCCGCCTGAAAGCCCTTCGTCAGAAATGGCAACTGCCCCGCGAAGGGTTGGGTGGTTTGGGTAATTGTTTGCTCGGCCATCGGTGGCTCCTGTAATTGACTTTCGCGCAAGGACGTGCGTATCGTTGCGGATGCGTTATTTACTTATCTTCGTTATGTTGACGGTTTCGGCCTGTGCCCCGCTTGAAATAGGGGTGACACTATTCCGTAATTTCGGGCCTAATCTGACGATAGACGAAGGCCCGGATCACCAGCCGCCGCCTTCCTGACTGTCGTCATTATTTCCCATATCAGATGTCCCGTCGCTGTTATCCCCCATCGGGTCGTCATTGAAGTCCGGGTCTGATGCCTGGTTGGGGTCGCTGAAGTCGGAGAAGGCCGAGTCATCACTGTAATCGAAGGCCGCGGCAGGTTGGGCTAGCTGGTATGTCGTAATATCCGGTGGTGTGCTGAATAGCGATTGAAAGAAATTCTGTGGTGCGAATGTTGGGTAGGACTGGATATTCTGTTGTCCCGGCACGCCCGCAAAAGACGGATCAACACCCAGAGACATACTGATTGCAGCCCGCGCCCTGTCCTCTATAGACTTCCCGAAAGGGCTTACCTGACTGGCGGCGGCGGCGAAGCCAAGGCGGGACGGATGGTTGGCGGGGTCGGCAATCCCCAAGACACCTGCGCGCTGCATCTGGGCGTTTGCGGGGTCTAACGCCTGTGAAGCGTTGTATGCGGAAATGCCCGTCCCTAGTCCAAGCGGGCCAAACAGAGTTGCCAGCGCTTCGACACCCTTTTGTGTGGGGGTATGCGCTATCCCCGGTGCCATGCCCGTCTTTTCCCCTGAGAAATGACTGCCGATATCGTTTGCGAAGCTGTTAAAACTGTCGGCAGCGTTTCCTATGGCAGACGTGAAGTCTCCAAAGGTCTGGTTTGATGCAGGGCCGGTAAATCCTACCGACAAATCCCCCCCATCGCCCCCATTATCCAGTGGCTGCTGTTGTACTTGCGCGGGTTGCACGGCAGGCGCGGGGATATCCACCGAATAATTCGGCGTCTGTGGCGGGTTGGTGAAAAACGACGGCGGCACGAAAGTGTTGCCTTCCCAACGTCCAGACAAGAGGCTTGGCAGATCGTTGAGTAAACTCATCCTATCACCGCATATCTAAAGGTACGTGTGGTACTCGCGGAGCCGTGGTGGATCGTGCAAGTCTGCTTGCCGTAGGTATCGACATAGACGCCAACTTCACCGCCTCCCAACTCATTTGAAGGGGAAAGCACCACCACCGAATTCGTCCCGATCCGCCGATCCGTCAGTGTCGTCGTGAGGGAGGATACCGTAAGCGTCACCGAGCCGGTGTTATTCGTCTTGCCCTCAAGGATCAGGTTTACCGCAAACACCACGCGCCGGATAAACTCTGCCGGGCTGTTATACGCAGGCGTAAGGGGCGCTGTGGTTTGGTCTGTCATCGCCTGCCCCTCGGACGATACTGCACTTCAACGCCCTGTGCGTGCGTCCAGTCGCCGGTAATCACCGTCCTGAAGCGTTGGTAGCGTGAGTTGTCCCGGTGAGACGTAAGCCCTTCCGACGAAGCAGATGCGGCAGTGGTAAACGCCACGGTGTCGCTTTGCAGGTTTCTGTATCCTACCGAGACAGTTGCCGTCCCGTCCGAAAGGACCCGCACGTCCTCCACCCTGCTTCGCTTGCCAGCCGTCAACTGCCCCTCGGCTGTATCAATAGTGGCCGTCAGGTTGGTGCCGGTAAAATAGCCAAACTTGAGGTTGGAATTAAACCCGGCAAGCTGGAATTTCCCGCCCTGATACTTGGCCGCGTCGAGAGATTCCGAGACATTGGGATAATCGTCAATGTTACCCGGTGTGGCCGTCCCGCCAGATGTGTAAGCGTTGGCGAAGGTGGAGCCGATAAGATCGAAGGTTGTCGCGGTTATCACGGTGATAAACCATATCCCATTAGCTTCCGTCGTCCCTCCTACGGAAGCTATCGTAACGCCATCCCCCGTAGCGAAGCCGTGCGTCGCCGTAGTGATACGAATAAGGCCGCTTCCATTATCGGCAGCACCCGTCACCGCCTTCGAAGTCGAGGAAGTCAGCGCAAAGTCCATCTGCTCCAATGTTAAACTCTGCGTCTGGATAGCTTTAATGAAGTCAACAGCCTCATCAGAATACGTAAAACGATCATTGACGTAATTGTACATCAACTGTTGATCCGGTGCGCCATTGACGGCACTTTCCCCGGGGAATATCCACCTGATCGTCCCTACGGAATAGTCTATCCCTGCGAAAACCCGGTGCGCGTTGTTGTTGTCCAGTTGATCCAGCAACCACCGATCAACCTTGTTATGTCCAACGGGCATCACCTGCGTCCCGTCCGTCACATAAATGCCCTCGGTACTCCAGAAAAACGTCTTCCTGCCGACACTGACGATACTTCCGGGTATTGCCGTCCCTCGCGTCGTCTCCAACGGGGAGATATCGAAGACGATAGGCGAGCCGACATAGGTTATTCTGAAGATGCCTTCAGGGGCGAAGAAAAGGCCGTATTCAACCCCGGAAACGATCCCCGTCACCCGCGATATCTGCGGGATAGTCTGGCTGTCTGACTGTGTATCGGCGTCCTGATCCATAAGGGCCGAGTTACCGATAGACGACCACTGGATCGTATTCGGTGAAGTCCCGGTATGGCCTCCAATAAGGAAGTTTCCAATAACCCCGATATGGCGGAATTTCGGCTTTGCCGTGGAGGTAAAGTGATCCGCGAAATTAGCAGATGCCCCAATGGTAATTGACTGCACGGGGTCCGCGAGGTTGGTAAAGATAACCTTGTTTTCAAACCGGACAGCCTCCCAGCGGCCCGTCGCGGCAGTCGTATACGTCGCCCCGGAGCGATCCGTTATCACCCCGCTTCTTACATCGTACAGTTTCGCCGCCGTCCCGATATAGGCAAAGACGTTTGCGCTGCTGTCCTCTCCCGCCCAGGCCCCTATGACACGGGTGTCGAAGGTGGCAGCGGAGGTAGAGGCGAGACGCGGCAGGGGAAGGTAACTCAACGGCCCTGACAGCACGTTTTTCGCCTCCAGCACCCCCGGATTCCCAAAGGCGGGAAGATCGGGCAACCACTCGCCAAAGGTGATTATCTTCGGCGGCGGGTCTTTTGCCCGCAAATTACCCTGGAGGGGGGCAAGCCTTTCCGTCAGGCTCATATTACAGTCACCACTGGATCACGCGTCCGCAAGCGTCCGGGGTGCCTGTCCATCCTGTCGGCAGACTGCACCTTGTCCGCAATGTCATCAAACAAGGCGCTCCACTTGAGAATAGAAACGTCGTCCTCAAGATACATTGCCGCCTCAAGGAGGCTCCCGTAGAGGTAAAGCCCCCTCGCGCTCGTCAGCAGGGTATTGGTGTCCCCATCAGCGGAAAAGGCGGTGAATTTCTTGTAATACAGTATTTTTCCCGTGTACGTCGCATCAGGGGCAGGCCCGAATACGATATTATCGCCCTCAATGGTAAACGCTCTCGGCTTTGCGGTATTTGTGGACATGTACGAAGTCCAGAAGTTATCCCTTTCCTCGTAATTCAGGATAGTCACCGGATTCCCGGAAAGGTAAATTCTCTGATGGCCCAAGTACCCTGTAGGGAGAGCGACTTCCTGCGCATTGACGGTAAGATCAGCCGACGTTTCCATCGCTCTGATCCTGATACGGGTATCTATCGCAATCCTGTCTTCACATAACGAAATGAATTCAGGAATACGCGCCGTCAGGTTGTCGTCGTCCAGCCAGTTGGCAAGGGCTGTTACTAATTCGCCGTTTGTGGTGATGCTCATCGTGAGGGCTTTCCATGCGTCAGGAAGAAGCGGTTTTCAGGATCAGCCAGTTTCCTGCGGATGAATTTCTCCCGCTCATACTTCGCCATCTTCCCCATGCCTTCCTGAAGCCACCGCTCCCAGATCACGAGAGGAATTGAAGCGCGTTTCCGCAAGTCCCGCGAAGGGGTGTAGCCGTCCGTGGCCTGCTGCTGTTTATTCCATTCAAGGATCGGCGCAACGTCCTGTACATTCTCAATCACGTACTGATCCACGTCGCTGTGGAAAACCGACGCATTCACACCATCGCTATCAAGCAACTTTTTCATTGCGGTACTCCATCGCTTCACGCCAGCCGTACTTGTAGCCACCCAAGTGCATCACTTCCTTCGATAGATCGTGATCCGCCCAGACTTCATCCACCGCATCGCAAAAAGAAACATCTTCGCCACGGTGGGTATTCTTTTCAGCATCCCAGCCAAAGAGAAACCACGGTTTCGGCATATTCAGAAACACTTCGGCCTTTATCAGCAGAAGCCCGGTGCCTATCGTGTCTACCTTCTGGATTCCTGATCTTCCATGCGTGAAAAGATGCAACCCGTCTACGCAGCAGTTTGATCGGAAAGGGGGATGCTTCTGGGTGATAATCGCCCCGATAACGTCCTTATCATGAGCAAGAAGCCTCTCCAGCGTGTCCTTTGGAAACGTCTGATCCGAGTCTACAAACAGCACATGCGTCGCCGGGTGCTTCGCCGTCAAGGCATCCTCAACCAGCATGTTTCTCATGCGATCCAGTTGGGAGCCTTGCGCGTAATTGTAGATCGCCGGTATCCCCTTGATGAGGGAATACGACACCATGTCAATCAGCGACCCTACCGTCTCCGTCTTTATGTTGTCCGTTGCCGGGACGGAAACCTGTATCACTTATACAGCACCGTGATATTACTGACGCCCGTCAGGGTGATGTAAAGCCCACCACGATGCTCAAGATAAGGGGCGGGTATTTCGATAAACTTCGAAGCGCCGGAAAGCGCCTGCGTGGCAAACGTGTGCTTTACCGGGGACCCCGAAGTAACAGCCGTGGATGGGTCGGCGTTTGACCTGAACTGGATTATCCCAGCCCCCGGTGCATTGTATAAAAACCCGACAACGGACCCGCCACCATATATCGCGGTGGCCGAGGTTGTGAGGTAGGCCGAATTAAGTCCAGCAGCACTGGCCGAAAATGGCATCAGACAGAGCGCGGCGAGCAACAGTTTCTTCATAATACTTCTCCAATTCCCATGTGCCGGGTTGCAGTGTGGCTTTCGCCGTCAATTCCCTGACCAGATCACCGGCAGGAAGGTTGTGAGTAATCAGGTAATCAGCCCGGATCATCAGTGTGCCGGGGTGTCTTCCGGCAGACGTGGCTATTTCAAACATCCGATCCGCCGCCTTCTCGTCTATCGTGACGTTGGGCCGCTGCATGAGTTTATACAGGCTCATGTAGTATTGATGCCGGATATGCATATCCAACGGGTAGAGTTTATAGGCCTGCTGGTTGTAGAGAAACGCCGACAAGGGATCGGTGTTGACTAGAGCCTTCGTTGCAGCGAAGTGTAAATTGGCAGCAAGAGCGAAGCCGGATGCCACGAGCGCGGCGAGGGTACATGCCAATATGACAACCCTAACCCAGCGGCACATAACAGTGC